ATTTTATTCAAACCCTGGACGCTACGATGAGCGCGAAAATGGCCGAAAAAATGATGGAAACTACAAACGACACGGTCTTGATGTCATAGCCACCTATTTGCATGAGTTCTCTCGAGTATTGTCTACGCAGCTCCTCGGCTCGTCTCTCTTCCATCTCTCTGCGTCTCCGGTCGACGTTAAGTGTCCTGTACATCTGGAGTTGCGCGCTATGTCTTCGGTCGGCATCGCGGTCCAGTGCGCGGATCTCATCCATCTCTTTCCGTCTTTCTTCCGCCGCATCGCGAATTTCTTCTTCCCTTGCTTTGGCGCGTTCCATAAGGTCGTATTTCTCTTGTGCCTCGCGCTCCTGTCTCTTCCTATCCTCCTCCATGGCTTGCTTCATGGCCAGCCTGTTGGCGCCTATTTCATTTATGTTGATGTCACAACTTTGGATTATCGGCATATCGCCCGCGGCAGTAATATTCTTTGCCATAGTCAATTGCCGGCAGATGTTCAGATTTGTTTTACAGGCTGGTAATGCCACCAACGGTGGATAAATGATATCTTCGGGGTCCTCGCCAACTTGCGTCCCCGCGCAGATACCCGGGGCGAGACAGTCTGCATTTCCGCCATACGCAGCCGCCGCCGGACACTTGTCCCCCCCTTTCGGACACAGGAGTTTCTCGACTTCCTTCCTCCGCTTGGTTATAGTTTTGCACCCCGCCCAATCCTGATTTCTTTCACACACATCTAAAAAACTTTCGAGTTTACCGGTTTTCTCGTTCTCTGAGTAACCGGTGGTCACGTTGACACAAGCACAACCTTTATCACCTCGATTATTTTTGCAATAGTTATGCCCTTCTAGGGCTCGATCCGCATGGTTCGACTTCTTGTTTATTAAAGTCCAACACGTCTCGCCATTTTTTCCTACCTTGACGTGCATGTTCTTGAGCGTGCCGTCTGCATTTCTGACGTCACAAAACCCAAGTCCATCACTCGTCACACCCAATGGGCGACCACCCGCGAATCCACCCCACAGTATCTGATCGTAGAGGGTCCTTCTGACGCCAGCATCATCTATGACATATGCTGTGTTGAAACGCGCTTCGTTCTTTAAATCGTTGATTAATCGTTCAGCATTATTAAATTCACAACTAAATCCAAAATCCGCGCTGCCGAACATACCAGCTTTGGAATCCCCATCGCCACTAAGTATTAATTGTGACTGTCCAATACCCCTGCACGGGTGGTGAGTGCCCCCTGATGGCAAGTGTCTTATACAGTCCGGTTCCGGAGCCTCCGCATTTCTATTCACTTGTGTGTCTGTGGCGTTGTAATACGTCACATTATTACCTTTCCCTAAACCCATAAATCCGCTAGGTTCTTTGTTCGTATAGTCGGACATGTTGATGTATCTGCCTTCGTGGCCACGCCAACTGCCCCCCTGACCCGGGTGAGTGGCACAGTTTCCTGTTTTCCTGAACCCCGCAGCGTAGAGTTGAGGCATCTACTATAATCACAGAAATTTTTTAACCGATTCGCGTGTCTTCTGTCTGTCGCGCACTATCATAGCAAAGGCGACCATCGCCACCAAAACTACTAACATCCAGATTTTCATGGTCTCGCCTTAATATACATGTCGAAATAAATAAAGAGGATGTCCCTGACCCTCTCAACATCATCTTTTTTCATGTACTCTAAAACCGTTTCGAAGACTTTCGCATCGTCGTCGTTCATCATCATCACAGGTGCGATGATGCTTTCGAGCGCCTGAACATCACTCTCACTGAACTTGTCGTTCTTACCGGCTCTATCAACGATTTCCATGGCGTCTGCTTTCATTTTTCTGAAGTCGTACGATTCCACTCTCATCCGCATTAGCAACATAACGACGATGAGTATGGCAACGAGTAATGTGAACATGTTTCTAATCTAACTATATTTTTTATTTCTTCTTTTCGACCCTTTCGAGTAAAAGTGTTAACGTACGACGATCGCCAAGCTCGGCGCTGTTGAGCGCTTCCTGGACGATTTCGTCGTCTTTAGTCAACTGCACGAATGTGTTCATGACGTATAAGGAGTCTAGTTCCTTGCTCCGGTCGTTGATGTGGTCCCTCAGACCTTCGCTAATGTTCGAGTAATATTCGACGGTCAGGCACCGATTCCTGTATAGTTGGAACATCCAGACTGAGATGATGATAACCGAAATGATGAGTATCACCCTGTTCACTTTCATTTACTATTACCTACGGATTTTTTTTTCTCAGCACATTCCATAATAATGGGTGGCGGAGGCTCGAAGGCTCGGAGTGAAACTCATATATCGAACGACATTGTCAATGAGTCGGTCTTCAAAGCACTGAATAAGACCACGAACGTCAATCATAACGAAGTACTCGCAAATCAGACGCTGATAGTCAAGAATGTGAAAGCTAAGAGCTGTCGGATGCCCATAACCCAAAAAATGAACCTCGACATAAAAGTAATTAACGAGTTCAAGGGTGAAGACGCTACGGAACTGAATAAACTCATCGAGTCTCAGTTGGATCAAAAGCTCAAATCCGACACGTCTTCGGAAAGCGGTTTTGGCGATATCATGTCACAGGGGGGCGAAAGTTCTGACTACACGAACATTAAAAACTCTGTGAGAAACAAAATGGAGACTGAGATAACAAACGAATCACTAAATGAGATTCGAAATAAAATTAAGGCAAACCAGAAAGGTGTAATCGAAAATCTAGTGCAGGATCCCCTCGGTTTTGAAGCGAGGATCGAACTGGCCAAGGAACTCGGTGCACCAGAACTAGCGCCGACTATTGAGATGATGCGCGTGGCGGCTGACACGGATTGCCCAATCGAACAGGATTTACAAATCAAATTCATGAGTGAACAAATCACAAAAAAGATTACGAAAATCATTCAAAAGGATGAAGTTCTAAACAAACTCATAAGCGATAACGAGAAGAAAAACGCTTCCAAGACTCAAGGTGCGGGCGAGGCCGTGGCGGATGCCGCCGAGGGTATCGGCTCGGGCGTGGGCACAGCCGCCCAGGGTGTCGGGTCCGGTGTAAGCACGGCCGCTCAGGGTGTCGGAGCCGGCGTCGGTGATGCCGCGCAGGGTATCGGCGCCGGCGCCGCCGCCGCGATGGCCGGGCCCTTCATTCCCTTCGCCATTGCCTCGAGTAGTTCTATGGCTGCTGCGATGGTCATGGCGATGATGTCGAAGGGTGGCGGAATGGACCCCGCGATGATGGCCGCCATGATGCGACGCTAAAAAAAATACTGTATTAGAACAAGGAATGTCAGGCGTACTGATCGCGCTGCTATTTTGTAGTATATTGATAATATGGAAACCAGTCGAACACTATTTGCCGAAAGACATCAAAGTCATCTTAAATGACCTGAGAAAAAAGGAACGTGGGATGACCGAGGAGCCGGCGGAACCAGAGGTGGTGACCGAGGAGCCGGCGCAATCGGGGGTGGTGAAACCACCGAGTCCGGGGGATATGGCTAAACCCATGAAGTTGTCTCTAAATCCATTTAAGCTGTACGACAAGAATGATGATAACTTCCTGACCGAAGACGAACTCAAAGACGGTGGCGCACCAGGAGAAACAATCACAATGCTGATGGGATACGATTTCAACAAAGATGGAAAACTTTCACCGAGCGAACTACTCCAACGAGGACAGGAAAAAAGAACTACGCATGTACAATGAAATTATAAATACAATATAAAGAGACGATCACTTCATATACCAATGATTCTCAGCATAGATGTTGGTATACGAAACCTCGCCCTGTGTCTCCTCGACGACAAGAACGATAATCTGGTGCGAAACTGGGACGTGGATGGGATCCCTCCGGAGTCCAGACACGGGATCTACGTATCTTTGAGAGACCACCTCGACGCTCGACCCTGGGTTCTAACTGCAGACACAGTACTCATAGAAAAGCAGCCCGATCGTAATAAGAAAATGATTAGTGTGATGCACTTCTTACATAGTTACTTCATCATCAAGTGTCCGAAAGCAGAAACAATCCTCTATGACGCACGGCACAAGATCCCGGACGTCGCGGGGCCGGGCAAGGCGCAATACCTCAAACGAAAGAAGACGGCCATCCAAAGGTGTGAAGAATTCATCAAGGACGGACCCACGAACGCACACTGGCTCGAGACGTTCAATGCGAGTAAGAAGAAGGATGACCTGGCCGACACTGTCATGCAGGCTCTCTCTTTTGTAAACAGAGTTGAAGTCACTCCAGCCTCGAAAAAGAAGACCACTAAACTCGTGGCTCGACGACCCAACGAAAACCAGAAGCGAACCAAATATTCGAAATCGAACCTGGCGTGGATCTATCTCAACAAAGTTGAATGCGAAGTGCTGGAAAATAATAAACGCTTCATGAAGGATTTAAGGCGTTATTTCACTGGTATCGATGAACTTGCTAGGGAAATCCAGGGCAATTAAAATCTTATGCAATTACAAAATGTTCGCTATAACTTCAAATACAATGTTCGGGTTTTCTGACAAGTTCAAGAAGATCGGCAAGAAGCTTCAAAAGCAAAGGCAGGGTGAAGTTGAGAGGATCAAGGACAAGCTATCGGATATCGCGCGTGAAGAGGAGCGCCGAGCCAGGGACATCCTAAAGCAACACAAGGACGTGTTCAAGAGAAGCAAAAAGTCGTCGTCGACGCCCAAGTCTATCGACCTTTACGAAAAGTGAGGTACAAAGCCAGAACTACCGGCACCAGCGCAACAGGCGAATCACTGAACCTTTCGGCCAGCAGTGCGCACAACACCGAATATTGGATCACCCTAATTTCTCGACCCTGCCTGACCATCGACCTTTTCATGGCTGCCCTGGATTTCTCCAGACCGAGGACAGTCGAGTTGATTTTAGTAATTTTCCCCGGAATCTGTGTGGCTTTCAAAAACATCTCACTGTTGTCGATAGAATCCATGAACTGGTCTTGGATCATCGGCTCGAGGTACGTGAAATAGTTGAAATCCGGGTCCAATTGTATGCAAATACCCTCAATCAAGCTGAACGATTTGGCGAGGTACACGAAACTGGTTGGTACCACGAACGGTTTTTCAGCCGCCAACTCGACCGCCAACTCGTCCTGCAGAATGGCGCCACCATCTAGGGTTTCGAGGTAGCCCAGGATGTTTTCGAAGAACACCTCGATATCGCTGACGTCCGTCGAAGTTGGCACGATGACACCGAGGCGGATCAGGATCTCCACGATACCTCTCGTGTCGCGCGCGATGACACAAGAAAACATGTCCGCGAATCCCTGTTTCAACTCGTCACTTAATCGTATCACCAACCCAAAATCGTAAAAGACCAACTTTCCATTCTTTGATATTCCGAGGTTACCGGGGTGTGGGTCGGCATGGAAAAATCCACTGTTCATCGTCTGATGGACATACGAATTGACAATCGCCTCACACACCTTCTTCTTGTTGACTTTTCGATTTCGAATGTCGGTGATTTTTTCCGTCTGAACGTCTTCCATGACGATCATCTCCTCCGTGCAGAACTTCTTATACACGCGCGGTATCTTGATATACTCCAGCTGTTTGAGTGAGCGACGAAACTCCAGCGCATTCTCAACCTCTTGCACGTAATCGGCCTCTCCCAGTAGATACTCAATACTGTCATTCAAAACAAACTCCGATGAGTTGCCCGTGTCCACGCCTATAGTCTGAAAAAATTTCAGGATTTTTTTCACCTCCGCCGTGTCACTCGCCATGGTTTCGTAAATGCCGGGCCGTTTCAGTTTCACAACTACGTTTTTTCCATTCTTCAAGACAGCCCGATGGACCTGACCGATCGACGCGGATTTGAACGGCACCTCGTCAAAACTTTTAAAGATGTCTAGGTTCAACCCATCCTTAACTTCATTATAATCGAAGGGTGGGACCTGGTCTTGGAGAGACTCGAGTTCCTTTATAAACTCCGGTGGGTACAGGTCACCGCGAGTCGATGCGATCTGTCCGAGTTTTACAAACGTTGGACCGAGATCCAGTAACTGTTCCTTCGTCCACCTGCCCAATTCGGCCTTGTCTTCACTGAAACGTTGCTTCCAAACGAATTTAGTCGCAAACTTCCATGTTTTAACCTTATTTTTAGGTGGTCTCCCAGTCGGTGGTGCGTGACCGAGAACACATATCATACTAGTACTAGATACTTTTTTCTTTAGATAAGTTAACAAATGAAGAACATAAAGAACCTTTTCTCACCCGTGACCGGACCCGCTGAAGTTTTCATCAGAGCACAGCCTATCGTTTTTTCGTTGATTATCATGTATCAGGGTTTGTTTTCCCCAAACGCCATCGCTATTCCTGCGAAGTTACAAGCCATGTTCGAAAACAAGATCTTCCGACTCGTCTCTCTCATGGCGATCGCCTTCGGTGCGACTAACGACATAGAGTACGCACTCTTCTCGACAGTGATTTTCCTCTCAGTGATTTACGCGCTCAAGACACCCGAGGAGCGTCGCAAGACTGGCTTCATTTAATTTGTCAACGTACAGTAGAATGAAAGTTCATATCGTCGGCGCGGGTCCCACTGGTTTATCTCTCGCATGGGAGATTACCCAGTCGACCGACCACGAAGTGTTCGTGTACGAACGTAAAACCTCTTGCGGCGGGTCCTGGTGGGAACCGGACGAAAAGTTGAGAGACATTCACGCGCACCGAGTTCTGTTTGACAGAGGGTTCATAAACACCCAATCGTTTTTAAAAGAGATGGACCTCCGGTGGGATGACTTATTCGAAAGAATCAAACCGGACTTTTTCGACTACGTGCGAAAAAACTTCGAACCTATGGATTACCTCGCGGTTTTGCAATTATTCGTTCGGGTGACGCTCGCGCCGGAAAAGTACAAATCCATCTCGTTATACGATTATTTCCAGGGGAAGTTATCCACGGGCGGAAGGAAAATAATCGAACACCTACCGATAAACATAGACGGAGTTACGTGGAAGCACATGTCCGCGTACGAACTCATCCGGACCGGAGATCAACTCCTATTTTCCAATCCCTACACGCAAAAGGTTTCTGGAAAAATAATGAACGACGCGATCGAGGAAAAACTTCTCGATGCCGGTGTTAACTTCATATTCGGTTCGGAACTTCAAAACGTTGAGTACCGCGAAGACGGGTATGAAGCAAGCTTCAGTGATGGGACGTCAGTGTCTGACGGTATGTTATTCCTCTGCATCGATAACTCACCGGCGCTGAAGCTGATAGGCGACAATTGGGGTCCCCTGGCCGCGAAAAAGATAAGAAGCGCAACGTACGGGTCGATATGTGTGTTGGTAGACTACGACGAGTTCGTGCCCGCCGGCGAAGAGCTCGAGACGCTGACTAGTACCAGGTGGAACATCCTCGTGTCCAATTTACCCGGAACGAATACGATTTCGTGCGTGCTGTGCGACCTCACCAAGGAGATTCTCGGTAGCGAACCGGATATCATCAAGCGTGAAGTTATGCATCAGCTCGGTCTCCCACCACCTCAGGATATCCGAATCGGCTGGGGGAGCACTTGGACGGGAAGTGAATGGCAGTTTTCCCAGAGTTCTGGGGTGCTCGGTTTGAATGGTCAAGTACCCTTTTTTGGTAAATGCCCTAACGTGGCGCTCGTCGGGATGATGAGTTTCAGGGACACCGCTTACTCAAGTATCGAAGCGGCGGTGGAAGTTTCAAGGCGGTTCAGTCACGAGTGTTTTGGAACTCGTCCACCCCTAAAACCGCTGGTCGTTTCGCAGGTGATCATAACAATCGTGGTCACACTTATAGTTTTATTATTAATATACCGTAATAAGAACCAATGAAGTTCGAAGCCGAAATATATGAGCCTATGTATGTTTTCAATGAAAAGCGTTACATCCGTGTGAAAGTTCCGGAGAAGACCAGAGCAATCATTGAAAGCATGCATTCACAGAAAAGGCATCTCTTGAAAAATTCGCACGTGGACGATCCACTCGAGGGTTCCGTGTTGAAGGTAAAGGTCCCGTTTCGTTATAGGAGAGTGATGTGTAAGGTCGAGGGCCGACCCATTCAGACTCTAATAAGGGGTGACGAGATTGAAGTTGTTGTCGAATTCAAAGGGGCGTGGAACGCCGAGAATCACTCGGGTTTTTCTTGGGTGCTCTCCTCCTCGATCTTCTCGAGCTCGTCGGAGTCGGCCTGAGTCGGATCTCGGGGCAATTCGATGGTCTCCAAACCACCCTTCTTCAAATCTTTAAAAGTTGAAAGCATTCCCTGAAGCCTAAATATCTCAGCCGTCATCTGCTCGATAGTCTGAGACACCTTCTTGATATTCTCGTCAATGTTGACTGTGGGCATTCTTTGTAGTTATTTAAAGTCGCACATCTTTAAATATGTTATGGGGATACTCACGCGTTCCGGCTATTTAATAAGGCATTCCGAAGTCAGCAAAATTCCACGCCAGGCCGTTGTTGTTCTGGGTGGTATAAAAAAAGAACTAACAGTAAGACCCATCGTCAATGCCGATTTCGGGTTTCCTCCACCACCTTTCAAAGTTTTTAGACCAGTTAAGGATGGAATCTGCGTTCCAAGATTCTACGGAGTTGATAAAGTTGGAGAACCAGAGCAGGACAAACGACCCGAACCTGCGACGATCGAAATCAAGTTCGCGGGTCAACTCAGAGACGCCACCCGGCAGCCAGAAGCTCTCCGAGCAGCACTTAGAGCCGGGCACGGCATCCTCTCTCTGCCGTGTGGCTACGGCAAGACGACTGTATCCCTGGCTATAGCGTGTAAGTTGGGTTATCGCACCATGATCATCGTTCACAAACAGTTTTTAGCCGACCAGTGGAGAGAACGTATCCAACAATTCTGTCCAGGCGCCACCATCGGCATGGTTCAAAAAGACAGGAAGGAGGTTGAAGGTTGCGACTTTGTGATCGCCATGCTTCAGTCGCTCACACTGCGCGAATACTCGTACGATGATTTCGACTCGGTGGGTACCCTGATAGTTGACGAGGCGCACCATATTTGCGCCAAGGTGTTTAGTCAATCGCTGTTCAAAATGTGCCCACGTCATATATTCGGATTGTCGGCAACCCCAGAAAGAAAGGATGGACTGACGAAAGTTATGAACTGGTTCATGGGACCGACGTTTTTCGCGGTCGAGCGCAAGAATCAGGAACAGGTCGAAGTTTTTACAGTCACCTTTGATTCGCCGAATTACCGTAACCCGCCACCATCGATGAGAAATGGCAAGATATCGATGCCAAACATGATTACGCTTCTGGTGGAAGACAGACAGAGAAATAAGATGCTCTGCGAGCTCGTGAAGAAAGCCTCGGCCGGTACAAGGCAACTCCTCGTCCTAAGCGATCGAAGACTGCACTGCGAGATGTTGCACCAGTGCTTTCCAAAATCGTCCGGTCTGTACATGGGTGGGATGAAGGAGGCGCAACTTCAGGAATCGGCGAAGAAGAAAATCATCTTCGCGACGTTCAGTCAGGCGCACGAGGGGTTGGATATCCCGACACTCGATACCGTCATTCTCGCCAGCCCCAAATCCGACATCGTGCAGTCGATAGGGCGTATCATGCGAGAGACGAAGGGGAAGTTAAACAACCCGCATATCTACGATATCCACGACCCGTGGAGCGTGTTCACGGCAATGTACTATAAACGCGCAAAGGTGTACCGACAGGGTGGGTTCAAGATTCACGGTAACGGTAAAGTCGCCAAGGAGAAAGACGAATTCCCCCGGGGTAAATGTCTTTTCACATGAATTAATTCATTTACCGAGGAGTTGGTTGATCTCCTGGGTAGATGGATTGATTACCTTTTAGTTGCATCGGAGATGGCCAGGGCGACCACACCCACGATGAACGCGAGGATGACGTAATTCAATTCGGTATCCTCGGTGCCTACTTCGGGAACGCTAGCGACAACTTCCTGTTGCCGTGGCGGAGGAGGTGGTTCCAGGTCCTCCAGCGGACAATACGCTATCATATATTAATGACTACAAATTAATTTCCTTTTTAGCTTTACGACGCCTCTTGGGTTTGGACCCCTCGACATTCACTTCTTTTATTTCTCCGCCCGTGCTGTCGCCTGAGACACTGATGATGTCGGACAGCTCCTCGTCCTCTTGGATAGGGGGCGGTCGACTGCCGCCTGTGTTGAGATTGCTGTTCATCGGCATAGGTGGCGGCATGCTGATCCCTCCCATGAGACTGGCCAGGTCAATCCCAGGGCCCTGCATCTCATAGTTACTCGTCCCACCCACCGGAGGCTCGGTCATGGGTTGCTCGCCGGGGTTTCTTGTGGTGTTCTGGACGGCTTCCATCATATTCTTCACCAGCTCCGGGTTCTGTTTCAACACGTCGTTCATGTTGGGGATCGCGGTCTTGAACATGGAGTTGGTCAGGTGGAACATCATCGCCGATCCACCGAGCATCATAATCAACTTGACCTCGGGTGCGACCGACACCTTCGAGCGATACTTGACGTACAACTCCTCGAACACTCCGTCGTAATCCTCGACATTCTCCATCACACTCTCGCTCCACCCATCCAGTTGGATTTCAAACGGGTTGTATCTTTTGTTGAGAAATTCGAGTCCGGTCACGCATGCAACCAACATGCGTCGGGAGAATCTAATTGACTGTTCGACGTCGATCGAGTACGTAATTCTCTTCACCTCCGAGCGTAAATCCTCGACGTTGGAATAGGCGTTGAGCCGCTTGTTCACCGCAAAACCTTTCTTCTCCAGACGAGCCAACTTGTTGAGTAAATCGCTCTTCTCCTCGTCCACGCTCGTGTACCCCTGAGAAGGCTTCTCCTGTTGCATCTGCTCTTCTTCGTCGCCGAACATCATGTCGTCGTCCTCCTCGCCGTAGTCGATCTCCTCGTCGTGCCCAGGGCCACTCATGGGAGGGGCGGTCTGTTTCGTGGGGTTCACGAAAGCGTCCATCGCTTCCTGGTGTTGCATGGGAGGTCGTTGACCAAAGCTTTTCTGCGGGCGCGGCACCGGTTTAGGGCGCGGGACGCTAATCTCGATCTCATCCATGAGCGCCTGTTCGTCAGCGTCTAACTTCATCACGGTGGTACGTCCTCGTTCGAGGACAATATCGTCGTCCATCTCTATCCTCTAGGAATATTTTGTCCCGAATTCTTTAACGCAGTTTAATTTTTTCTGGACTGATAGTATAATGCTTAATCTTAACAAGACCAATCGTAACGCTATTATGTATATCGTAGTTCTCATGGGACTCATTTCTGTCCTGACCGTACTCCAGGGCAGGTCGTCTGCGTATCAGCCGAGACCCATCACGATAAACGCGGTGTCGGAAGCTTCCATCTTCGATCTTGACCACAGTGTGGACTGCGTGGCAGGCTCCCCCGACGGTTCTCCCTACTCCAAATCGCTGACTCCAGGTGGTATCTGCAATGCACAGGGGCTTGTGAGCGACCACGCCGGCTACTCCATCTCGGACGGGATCGGTGGGTCATTAATATAATCTGGAGTTATATTAAATGGTTCCCGATCTTAACTACGAGTATCATACCATCACCATTGACAGCAACGGCCAGGCGGCTGCGAACACTTTCACCAGCTACCTGGAAGTACCTCTCAAAAATGTCGTCGAGGCGAGACTACTCGCCAGTCATATCCACACGAAGACGTCAAATCAACACATTTACATATCTATCAGGGAGTTAGATTCGAATTTCAACGACCGTGCAACTCCGGTGCTTAACGGTGCCGGAACCATCGGGAACATCAAAGGTGTCTTCGCGAGCATCGCGTCGACTGTCACAGCGGTCGGTACAGGCAACCACATTAATAACTTCGTATCGGATTATGACGTCAGCACTCAATATATCAACCCGATTAGAAAAGTCGACAGGTTCACCGTCAATATTTACAATCAAGCAGGTGACCTGATCGAGCCCAACACCGCAGGCACTCCGAATTATTTGATAATAAAGTTCACGTGCATGAAACAAAACCTGTAAAAATTCTCGTTAATTATATATAGGAAATGTCGGCTGGTATTACCCAGTTGATATCCGTAGGTGCTCAGGATAAGTGGATCATGGGTGAGCCTGAGATATCATTTTTTTCATCAACTTTTAAAAGGCACAGTAATTTTTCACAGAGCATCGAAAAACAACACATTTCCGGCGCTGTCAAAAATAATTGCATGTCGAGCGTTCAGTTCGAACGCTCCGGCGACCTCCTGGGCTACTGCTACCTCACTCTAGACGACACGCAACAGGCCCTGGACACGCAACGATGGGACAATATCATAGACAAAATCGAACTGCTGATCGGTGGGTCTGTAGTTGACACACAAGATGCCGTGTTCACCGAAAAGATTGCGATAGATACTTTCGCCCAAAATGTCTCTAAAAGTGCGAACGGGACACACCCCGGCGTGAGCGCGCGCAGTTACTTTTACCCCCTGCGTTTTTGGTTTTGTGAGGGACCGCAGTGCGCTCTCCCGTTAGTCGCTTTAAACTACCACAACGTGGAGATCCGTATCCACTGGGCGAGTGAGGCTTCGAACTATAACGTCGAGTGTTACGCCAACTATTACTACCTCGATAACAAAGAACGCGGTGCCATCGCCTCTCGAACGCACGATATGTTGATCACCCAGGTGCAAAAAAATATTCCCTCGAATCATACGACACAGGAGCTTTACTTCTCTCACCCTGTAAAATATATCGCGTCTTCAGATACAACTACCGACGGCGCACTCACTTCACCCACCAACAGGGTGAAAATCACCATCAACGGCCTGGACCTCTGCACGCCGCGTTTCGGGAAGCCTCATTTTGTGGATGTGCAAAATTATTATCACACGAATTTCGTAACTTCACCTGATTTCTTCCTGTACTGCTTCTGCTTGAGCACGTCGTCCCTGCAGCCATCAGGAACGCTAAATTTTAGTAGAATCGAGTCGGCGAAGATTGTGAGCGACAGCATGCCCATAAACCATCCGATATACGCGGTCAACTACAACATATTACGTGTCCAAAATGGACTCGCCGGTCTGCTTTTTGCCAATTAAAAATACCAGACTATAATAGTTAATTATGGTTAAGAACCTTCCGACGGTAGAAAGATCCACCCGTATTAGGTTCGGGAAACACGCCTTAGAGGAACAGGCGGAAAACACGATCGTGTTCAATGCCAGTGACACTCCGCTGCAGGCCACGAACCCATCGGCAGTGTACCTTTCTCCCATCCGTTTCCGACAAAATTTCTCGGACCCGAACATCGTCCTCCTTATGTACAACAAGGCGACCGGTGAGATAACCGAGTCAGGGTCCTCGGCGTCGACAGCGGTGGAACCTCCCTTGTCGTCTGTCACTGGATTTGGCAACACCACGCCCTATACGATCGAGTTCCAAAACCCGACCACCTCCTTCGTGACCAGTGGAAACGTCCACGTAAACGGCGATCTGGAGGTCCAAGGTAACATCAACTTCCACAACGGAACCATCGCCGAGATCAAGAACACCGACCTGGTGGTTGAAGACCGTATCATCGGCATAGCGCACAATAACACGCAAGTGGGTCTGGACACGGGAATCATCATCAACTACCCGAACCAAAACGTCGGGATCATTCACCACGGAGACGAAACGCCCAAGCGTTTGTCCGTAGGGTACACGCAAAACGGGAGTACCGACACGAGTATTACCCCTGATGCGAACAATATCACGCTGGATATTCTGGGTGATTGCGTGGTCCAAAACGATTTAACCGTGAACGGCGCTCTCGCTGTGAACAATTTGAACGTCACCAACGTGACCGCCACGGGGACCGTTTCGGCGACGACAGTCTCCGGGACCACTGGAACTTTCTCGGGGGCTGTGTCTGGGACCACTGGAACATTCTCGGGGGCGGTTTCGGGCACGAGTTTTTCGGATGGGACGGCGACGCTCACGGGTGGGGCGTGGTCCGGATCTGCGGCAACTTTGACCACCGCGCGACTGATCGGCGGAGTATCGTTTGACGGGTCGGCCGACATTAACTTACCCGGTGTCAACACAGCTGGGAATCAGAATACCACCGGAACCGCAGCCGGTCTCACCACGGCAGTCAACATAGGCGGGGTTTCGTTCGACGGCACTTCTTCTATCAACCTACCGGGTGTGAACGCAACTGGAAATCAAAACACGACGGGGTCCGCCGCGACCCTAACTACCGCTCGTTCTATCGGAGGGGTCCTCTTCGATGGCTCGGCCGATATCGTCCCGACCACCTTCGGGAACATCTCAGCGGCCGACGGGACGTTCACCGGTGCGATCACGGGCGCGAGCTACAGCGGCGGAGCCGTGAGCGGTACAGTTGGGACCTTTACCGGGAATCTTTCTGGACAGGCGCTGACAGTGACAAGCGCACAGGTCAACG